TACTTTAAATTGTTGTCCTGATGATGGATTTGGAAATAGAGAACCAGTTCCGGGTGCGACCGTTATTGTTGTTTGTGTGTTAGTAATGGCTGATGCCAATGTACTTTTTGCATTATTAGAGAAGACTTGAATCGTCATAAAAATCCTTAATAATTGACCGTGTAAGTATACTGGAATGGCAAAAATAAAACACCTGCCTGCACCGCAGAAGCAAAAATAGGTGAAGCCGTTACACTTGGAATTGTAATAGTTATAGCTGATGCTGATGTATATGTCACGCTAATTTCATAAGTTTCATCAATATTTGGAGAAATTCCATTGACCCCATAAAGAAATCTTTTTACCCTGCGTTTTAACCAATTGGTTGAATATTGGAATCCGTCACCTTTGTAAAAATTCCAAGTGATGATTCTTTTGTAATAGTCATCATTAACCACATAAATAGTCGATCCTTCGCTAAATGTGGTGTATGAGTATGGACTTGTATTATAAGAAACTGAGTTATAGACGGCTAAAGTATTGGATGTTGTTCCAGCTCCTAAACTCGGTCTTTCAATGCCATAAAGACTAAGCCCCACCCAATCCAATAAAGGCGCAATTAATTCTGTGTAATTGGGTAAATTTAATTGATTGATATTATCAAGGTAAGTCTGAGAAGTATTATTGTAGGCAGTAAAAAAAGACTGAATGTAAGACGTACCCTCAGTAATGATGGGTTGACCTGTAACCGCTTGTCCTGCAACACCATATCCCGCAACACCAGACTGAGCAAGATTTTGTACTACCTGTTCAGCGGTGCTTGCATATTGTTGATATAAATACGCAGGAAGTATGGTTTTAATCATAATTAACCCTGAGCAATTGAAATGTAAGCCGAACTCGTTGAAAAATAACTCTCAGGATCGCCGTAAATCAATCCAGTTCCTGATGATGGAGAAACATCAACACCATTGATTGCAACGGTAAATACCATCCTAGACAAAGATTGTGGAGGAATAATTCCTTGAATGGCGGTTTGAAAAACAGATTGCATTTCAAATACATTAATTGGTTGACCAACATAAATAGAATTAATATATGCGGCTAAAGCAGGTTGACCAAGTTGTGCAACAGCACTTGGCGAAACATAATTAGACGAACTGGTATTCCAAACCAAATTGATATTTACTAATTGTGATGGCGGAATCACAAAACTAATATTGTAAGAATCTGGATAATCGTAAATGGTAACGGTTTCGTTTCTTAAATTTGGAGTTATAACACCTCCACTTGTATACGAACCGCTTGAAGTTGAATTTGTATTAATACTAAAAGTTGTTGAAGATATTTTAGTTACTGTAAACCAAGTTGAAGCCGTTCCTTTAACTGATATAGTTCCGGGATTTGTTGTTAAAGAATAAGTAAAAGTTGTAGTTCCAGTAGATGTAATGGTGAATGTTCCGTTATATCCTGTGGGGGTACATCCTGTAATAATTCCTGTTGCAGTGTCCCCAGTTGATAATCCATGAGCTGATGCCAATGTAACGGTAACAGTTGAGGATGACCAAGTAATAGCAGAAATTGCAACGCCTGAAATATTATTTATTCCAGACATTCCTGTAACGCCAGTAAATTGAACTAATTGACCATTAGAATATCCATGATTCAAATTAGTCGTAACAACAGCAGGATTTGCATTGGTAATTGCTGTAACCAATAAAGTTGATCCCGTTAAAATGGAAATGTCAGGAATTGCATTAAAAATAGCATTTGCTACTTGATATGGATCACCTCCTCCGCAAATAATTTGCCATTGATTTGATCCTAAATTTCTTACTGCAACTAAATTGTTTTGTACACCGCTTACATTTTGCAATTGAGTTTTTACAAAAGTTGGCATACCTTGTGCTGTAGCCAATCCCGCTTGAATAACTTGAGCTTGATAGGATTGAATAGTTTGTGCCGTAGCGCCTGCTAAACCTGCACTTGGATTTGTAACAGTTAAAGTAAATCCAGATGGTACAGAAGTCACCAAATTGATCACAGTACCCGCAGGAACTGCCCAAGAGCCTGCTGTAGTTGCCAAACAATAAAGACTTGGGCTTTGACCTGAAGAACCAATGATTCCTCCGTCTTGAACCGTATATTGATAAGTTCCATCAGATACCGTAAATCCAATAGGAATTACAAATCCGGGCAACCCAGTAAAAATAACATAAACTGAAGTATTAGAACCTTTTCCCTGTTGAACACCGTATACAGCGCCAAGCTGATAAAGAATAAAAGGGTTTGCTGTATAGGGACTAATACTGTTAATCAAATCAACAAATGTTTGATCTTGAATAACTACAGCACCTGCGGCTGTACTGGCCATGTCTTCAACCAAAGAACCCGGTAAATTAGCGGTAAGACCGGGAGCTAAAGCAGATGCGGCCGCTATTTCTTGATTTAGCAGGTCGGTTGGGCTTGTGGCAACAGCCCCTGCGGTAGTTAAAATAGGCATTAAATAACTCCGTTATGTTGCAACTGTTGTTTGAATTGTAGTGCCATTTTGCAAAACAGCACTAATTGCGTATGTGGGTTGTGGTACAAGTGACTGAGCTGTAATGGTTAAACTTGCAAAATAAGGCGCATATTGATTTTGCGTATTGTTTACAGCTAAATTTGGTGCAATTTGATTAATAACAGATTGTTGAGCAGGTATGCCGTAGTTTCCATAAAAAGGACTCTCTCCCAAAGCCAAACGCAAAGTCTGAGCAACGGTGGCCAAATAGATATAACTTGGGTCTGTAATAGTTACCCAATTCCCAGTATTCGGGTCTATGCCATAGCTTCTCATACGACAACTCCTGTATTGCTTGTTCCGGTTTGAACATTTTTATGCTCATGACTCAAGAAGTCTCTGCCATTAATAATTACGCTAGTTCCAGTAATGGTTACATTTCCACCTGTTAATGTAATACTTGCCGAACCTTGTACTAAAGATATTTCTGTAGGTGTAAGAGTTACAACAGCACCGCTTGTCGTATCCCTAATAACAACGCCATTTTTGCCATAAATTGTGACCGCATTAGGATCGACTGGCGACCAATTAACATTACCAATAGGTACAAATACTAATCCGCCTAAATTGCTTGGTTCGCTCAAAGGCGCTAAACCTGAACCTAATCCAGATACTCCACCAAGAACTGTATCGGCTGATGTGCAAAAGCCTTTGTCTCCAATTTGAATGGGAAGTCGAATATATTCAGAACCTATAACTGGGCAAGTTACTTGAGGTATTGTGAGTGTTCCGCTGTCAACATCAAAAGCCACAGTTACTATTGCGCCATTGACGGCAACAACATGGCAGGGATATTTTTGTCCTTGTCTTTGTTGGTTATCATCAATCTTGCCTTGAGCAAAATTATTAATTGATATGGCAAACGGTATTTTTTGTTCAATCATGGTGTCACCGGAATTGTGCAATCAACAATAGAACACCAACTATTAGCATCAGCTTGACGGCTATTGCCAACATGACGAATATTTAAAATTTGAAACACGCCCTGAAAAGCAAGGTTATTTCTGTTTTGACCAAATGTGGCGGGACTATTGGTAATTGGTGAGCCTTTAGGAAAAACAATTTTATCCATAATATTAAGGTCGCCACGCATAACTAACTTGGCCTGAATTGTGCTTATGTTAATCCATGTTAAATTTCCAATAATATCCGTAAAATTAATATTGATTGTATTTGTGGTTGCTGTGCCATCAGTTATCAAAAAACCTTGATTTGTTGAAGTAATGGATGCGCCCAAATATCCGGCAGTTTTAATAATTTGTTTGCTTGTTTGATTGATGTATGTAGAAAAAGAAATAATATTGTCGTACTGCCACGATTGGTCTTGGTTATATACAAGATTAGAGCTTAATGATCCGTATATTTGGATATTTGGGTAAGCGGTATTTAATGATTGTCTAATAGCACTTTCTAGCGTTGTGCCTGCTTTCCAAGTAAAACTAAAATTAACTTTATCATTTAATGCTACATACGTTAATCCAACAATAATGAAATTTAAATTTACCTCTGTGCCCTGCCAATTTCCAAAGCATTGAAGTATTGTGCCATCTATTATTTCTCCGGCTTGTGCAGGATTTGCAAAAGGAAGTCCTTTGGACATACCAATTGAAATTCTAATTCTGGCATTGTTAAAGTTTGCCGATTGATTTAAATCTTCAAAAGAAACGCCGTGAATGGTTAATAAACCATTTTGTGCTGTTTGATGAAATAAGTTTTGAAATATATCCAAATCAACTCTAAGAGCCGATCCATTGTCTATTCTATTTTGATAGTTTTGACTGTTATTTGCTAGGGACGTAAAAGTAACTGGCGCAAACTGAGTTGAGCTTTGTTGAGATGGGCTAATGGTGATGCTGTAATAACGCATTACGGACTAATGATAAAACTGCTACTGCTTGCTCTAAACACCATTGTTGACGTAGTGAAATACCCAAACAATAAATTAATATCATATTCATCAGGTGATTCAACAATGGGACGGCTGACAATTAAATTGCCAAAAGTATCATAGATAGAAAAAAAATATCTTGGTGCGGCCGCATTCCATGTGCAAATGCAAACATATGTTGTCCCATCTAACGTAGGGTTAAATTGAAAATTCGCTAATGGAGATGGGTTAAACAATATGGTAGTCATCATTTAGCCCCATAATTAGGTGCGGCACTATTCCAAGTCAATGCTGTTGGAGTAGGCAAACCATTTTGAAATTTGGTCATTAGATTACCCAATACTTGCTGTGCGCCTTGTTGAGTAATCAATGGTTGAACAAAATCCCATTGGTATAAAAATTGCACTTGTTTGTCGCTTGCTGTGCTGACATCTCTAATATTAGTCAACAAACAATTAGTATAAGTGTAAGCGGGTGTTAAAACTGTAAATGTACCGCCTGTCAAAATATGAGTATCTAGTTGACTTTTAAGAGCTGTAAAAATTGAGTTTTTAAGAGGATAACCGCCATTATTTTGTGCAGGAGCTATCATCACTAGGCTTATTTTCAATGGCATCTGTATCACAGCATTTGCGGCCATTGTGAGGCTTGCAAAGGGATATTCTGCGATTTGCCATTCTTCAAGTGTTCCACCAGACATTACTCGATACTCAGCAAAATATTGCCCTGTATTCGAAAAAGAATTGCTTAATTGCTCTGTAAGTTGAACAATAGGCAATAAATTATTTGGATAATTTGCGGCTATGCCATTGTTTAAAACAATAGGAGTTACTTCATAAGAATAAGAAAAATTAGCTTCTTGCGTGGTTAACATGATTATCCCTTGCCTGCATTGGGTAGACTTGCGGCAGTAGCTGTTGCACTTCCACCTGTGTTATTGTTAATCATGACTTTAATTTCTTGCGATGAATACTTGGCTTTACCGCTTTCCACTTTGGCAATTACGGCCATCAATGAAGACAACACATTGGGGTCTTTTAAGTCAAGATGTTCTGTGGCCTTGTGACCTGTTTGTTGTTCAAGTGTCCTAATATAAGCGGCAGTATTGTTTTCACCCTTAGGTGCATACAGGCTGATAATGTCTTGAATGGTGTCTAATTTTTTGTATCCTGCGGCTTTTGATCTGCCTGTTGCATACAAATTTAATTGTTCAGCAAGCGCTTTAAAACCTTCACGATCTGAACTAAATTTGGCAAATCCACCTTCACCTTCAACAGCTCCTGCTTGATGAGCAAATCTTAAATTGCCGGGGTTTGCATTTCTTTCTGCCAAAGATGCGCCACCAAAAAATCTGCGTACAGTATCTTTAGTTTGCGCCCATCTAGCCTCGCCTTCTTTTTGTTCTTCGCTTTTTGTAATGCCAAGAAAATCAGTAAAACTTTTAAGACCAACAACAATGTCTTTTAACCCTTCGGCAAAAAGCATGATGTTATCTTTTAATTCATCAGTATTTAAGTCTTTAAGAAAATCAACAACAATGTCGCCAATTACTTTTGAAAACTCAATTAATTTTGGGATTAAAGGTTCTAAATTTTTAATCAATGAAGTTTCTAATACTTGTCCAACACGTTTTAATTGAATTAAAAAATCTTGCCATTCTTTATTAACGGCATCTGTTGTCTCTAGATTTCTAGCATCTGCTTGATTTTGTTTGATGGTTTGCTCTAATTCATCTTCTTTTAACGATGACAAGCGCCTTAAATCTTCAATACTAAAAATTTGTGTTAAGCCTGTTGCCTCGGCATATTGCTGAGTCTGTCCACCAGCTCTAAATTGCTTAACAGCATTGCGAATAATATTAGGCAATAAATCAATAGGATTTTGTCCGGCACTACCGCCAAGCCTGCCAATTAATGATTGACGAGCCAAATCACCTTTGACATCGGCAATATTAGATAATACTTGTGTGGGATCAAAATACTTGCCAAAGTTTGTTTCTGTTGCCCGTAACTGCCCTGTGGACACGCCTAAACCTTGCGCCTGCCGTCTGTAATCACTTGCTGACCCTGCCAGTCCTGCCAAGCCAAAACCACCGCCTAAAGCTCCTAAAGTAGCCCATTTAGCTATGGATACAGCGCCACTAGCAAGATTGCGAGCGACATTGGCTGTGGTTGTGCTTAACTGTTTGAATGTCTCTAAATTTTCTTTAGATAACTTTTCAAAGTTTTTGATTTGGCTGATTAAGTCTTTAACGCCCTTGACTTGAGCGTTGACCTCTTTGGTCATTTTTGCCGACCAAGGCAATGGGTCTATCTGTTTTAGACTTTTAACAGACGACTGAAATTTGGCGAACTCTTTTGTGAACGCTTGAAATTTTTCATCTAATACATCTATTTCAATAACTGATTT